GGGTAGCCCGATCCGTACCAGTACGGGGTCGGCCCCCACGTCGGGTCGAAGTTGGCCGGATGGAGCGAGAAGTCGTCCGGCGTGAAGAGGTCGCCGACGTACGGGTTGTAAGCCGGGGCTGCCGCCGTCACCGAGTTGTCACTCGTGTTGTGCGGGAGCTGAAGGCTCACCTTGCCCGCTGCGATCTGCTTCAGCGCGTCGAGGGTGTCCTTGTAACGACGAGCTACCGGGTCGGTGTCCTGAAAGTCGAGGCCCTCTCGGAAGCTCAACGTCGCGTTGTACGCGGCGATGTTGCGCGAGAAGTAGTCGATGGGGTGCGGCACCACGAGAACGGGCGGAACGCTCGTGTCGTAGACCGGCGCAACCGGCACCGCGTAGAAGCGCCCGATGTAGCCGTCAATCAACGAGTCGGCTTCGGCGATTGCGTCCTGAAGCTGCGTGTCCGCGAGGTCGGCTGCCGTGTTACTCGGAGGGTCCGGCAGAGCGCCGTTCGAGGAGGGCACGAGAGCCATGCGGACCATTGCCACGGTGCTGTACGGCATCGCTGTACCCTCCTCGAATCTGTGCGCGTCTCTTGCAGGCCCCAGCCTACTCGGTGCCGCCGGGCTGCTCGTGCTCGCCGACGCCCGAAGCCGCGTCCGGGTTGGCCGAGAGGAACTCGCTGATCGTCGGCACCACGGAGGGGTCAGCGACGGCGGAGCCCGCCACGGGGACCGGCACCGTGTCGGGGGTGAGCTTGGCCGTGTTGTCGTCCTCCTCCACCACCTTCAGGTAGACCGACTTCGCGGTGGCGCGCTGCCCCTTGAACTTCTCCTCGGGGACGAGCATCGAGTTCTTCACGAGGAAGGCAATCGCGTGGCGGCTCTTGCCGTCCACCGTCACCGAGTCGCCGTGCAGGAGCCTGACCACCTCCGCGCGGCCCTTCTCGTTCTTCTTCGACGGGTGCTTGAACGTCACCGCACCCGCCACACAGACGTAGGTCCGCGTCTTCGTCTTCGTCGCCTCAGCCATGCTCTGCTCCTAGTTCGTTGCCGTTTGCGCCCGGTATGCGAAAGCGCCCTCCGCCATGTTAGCGGAGGGCGCTTTCTGAGCGCTCGTGAGGCCGAGGATCAGCTCGGAGCGATCACCGTGTCGCCCTCGGGCGGGTAGGTGTTCAGGTCCGTGTTCGGGCCGTCCGTCGCGAGGTTGACCGAGCGACCGCCGACGCTGACCGTCGTGTTGCCGCCGTTGACGCCGACGATCAGCACGACCGCGAGAGGCTGGTCGAAGAAGATCGCGGAGGCGCGGGTAACGTCGGTGCGCCACGACTCGCGCGGACCACCGTTCGGGCCGCCACCCTCGCCGTACATCGGCGTGGCCTGAAGCGGGCGCTCGTCACTGATGCCGCCGAAGACCTTGCGCTGGCAGATGATCGCGCCGCTCGGGAAGTACGCCGAGAGCCGCCACGAGACGAGCACGTCGAGGCCGAGGAACTTCTGCGGGAGCTTGCCCGTGTATTGAAGGTTCTCGTCCGCGATGTTGCCGATGTAGGGCTTGCTCACCTCGTCGGAGTCGAGGAAGTCAATCTCCGTCTCCGTGCTGATGATGAGCGTGTCGGCGATGTAGCCGAACTTCTGCTTGCCCGCCGCGTCCGCCGCCGCGTTCTTGATGAGGTACTTCGCCGAGTTCACGTCCTGGCGAATGTGGCTGGACGACGAGGACCAAGCCTCGTCGGTCGCCATGACCTGCACCGAGCCGTTGGCGATGAGGGCGCTGATGAAGGCGTCCTCCCACGCACGGACCATCGTGTTGCGAATCTGCGTGATCTGCACGTTGACCGCATCGACGTTGTTCCGGTCCACCATCGTCTTGCTGACGCGCAGACCGAAAGCTCGGCGAACGACTCGTGACACGAGCGGGCGACCGAGGCTGCCGTTCGTGGTCGGAATCTCGCCGAACTCGTCCAGAATGGTCGGGTCGTCAGCGGAGAAGAGCGGGGTGGACTCGAAGTAGAGCACCGAGCCCGAAGGCGCGTCCTGAGCGTTGCGGAGCACGGAGTCCACGAGGAACTCCTGATTGCTCATCGTCAGGATGCGCTTGGGGATCGCGGTCGGACTCTTCAGAAGAGTCGAGACGGTGAGCCGAGGGCCGTCCTGAACGCTGATGATGTTGGTAACCATGTTCGCTGTTTCCTTTCAGCGTTCGAGGGTCAGTAGATGTAGGCGAGCCCGACGCCGCCAGCGGAGTTCATCCCGCCAACCACCCGGCACTCACCGATGATCGTGTCGGCGGTGAGCGTGTTCGCCCACGCCTGCACCTTGCCGTTGGCCGCCGACGCGAGCTTCTGCCCGAAGCCGACCTCCGCCGCCGTGTAGACGACGGGAACGACGGCCTGCTTGTAGACGGTCGTCAGCTCGTTCACCGGGTCGGCGTAGGCGTAGGGGTAACCCTCGCCGTTGTTCTGCCCGGAGGTGTTCGCCGAGGCGACCGGGATCGCGAGCCGCGCGGCGACGCCGAGCACGAGAGCCGAGTTGGCCCCGGCGGTGTTGATGCCCTGCTTGCCGGGGTTGGTCGCCCCCGCCTGCGGAATCACCACCGCGCCGCCGAGGACGGTGCCGCCCACGGCCTCGTACACGTCGTCGTGGCCGTGACTCACCTTGTTGATGCCAGCCATTGTGCTGCCTTTCTGCTAGTTCTTTACAGGGTGAGCCGGTGTCAGCGGCTCTGCTTGTCCCACTGAGCGAGAAGCTCGGCGTCGGGGTCGTTGCCGTCCCCCGACATGAAGGTGCCGGAGTGGCCGGACTCCACCGACAGGTCGATGGTGCCCTTCGCGGCGTCGAGAAGGCCGCGAACGACCGTCGAGACGTTCACGTCGTCCTCGCCCGAGTTCGACAGGTCGATCACCATGTCGTCCGTGCGGGCCAGAACCGGCGTCGCGAGGTCGAGAAGGTGCGGCGGGACGCCCTCGTTGAGGTAGGAGTCACGCTCCCGCTCCCACCGAGCGGCGGCCAGCTCCGCACGGGCCTGCGCGGCCTGCTGAAGAGCGAACTGCGCCTGGCTGTTCGCGAGGTCGATCTGATCCTTGACAGCCTTGCTCATGTCTGCTCCTGCTCCGGCGAGCTGCGGAAGCGGCTCGTCCTCGTCGTCCAGCTCGTCGTCGTCGTTCGAGTCGTCCTCGTCGTCGGCGTCTTCGTCGGTGTCGTCACCGAGGTTAGCCGCAACCTCGGGGGCGAACTCCGCGAGGAACGCATCCAACTCGTCCTCGCTCATCGCCTCCACGTCGGCCTCGGTGTAGTCGTCCAGCGACTTCTTCTTCGTCTTCGTTGCCATGTCGTACTCCTCCGTACTGAGGTCGAGAACGTCGTCGGTGGCCGTGCTGAGGTCCGCCAACTCCCACGGCTTCATCCCGTCCACTTGCGGGTCCAGTGTACCGAGCACATGGACGATCCCTCGGGGGACGACCGTTCCGTCTGACTTCGCGATGGACTCGCGAATCCGGGCAGAAACGCCGAGTTCGGGGTTCATCAGAACCGCCTGTGCGCTCTGCTTGTTGGGGAAGACGATCTTGCCGTACAGGCCGTCGTCACGGACTTCGAGCTTCTCGACCTTGCCCCGCCACTTCTCGGGGTCCATCGTGTGCGCGTTGTCCTTGTCGGCGAGAAGAAAGCCGAGCGAATCGACGGCGGTGTTGTTCGCGAGGTCGGTGAGGTACGCCGTGTCGAAGTCGATCTTCTGCCGAGAGCCGTCCTTCGCGGTGTAATGAACCGTCTTCTTCGGAAGAATCTGCTTCCAGAAAGCGAGGCGCTCACCGTCCGCAAGATCGACGTAGGCGTTGTGCAGGTACGGCGTCAGAACGTCCGCCTGCTTCTTGTTCTTGTTCTTCGGCATTACTGCCCCTTCTTCAACTGCGGGAACTTGCGGTAGACAGCGGCCTTGACCACGGCCTCCTCCGGCTTGCCTGCCGAACGCGCGAGAGCGTTGCGGGCGTGAGCGAGGTCGGGGATCGGGTACGCCTTCTTGCTCGGGAAGACGAACGCCGACGACGGGAGCTTGTCGCGCTCGGCGGTATCGAGAACGGAGAGGTCGGCTTCGTCCTTCTTCTTGAAGAGGCTCTCGATGTAGGCGGCGGCTTCCTCCGGCGAGTCGAACACCTTCGCCATGATGCCGGAAGTACCGTGCGAAGCCACGCGCACCTTTCCGGTGCGCTTGTTGTGCTCGGCGTACATCGGGGAACCGTTCGGGAAGTTGCCGATCAGGGTGTTACCCGTCTTCGTCTTCAGGATGCGGTCCTTGATCGCCGCCGCGCTCGGGTGCTCCGTGACGGGCTGCTGCCCCGTCCGCTGACGGCTCCGCTCCATCGCGGCCTGAAGCGCCTTCGCGCCACGCGAGGTGTAACCGGGAACGTCGCCAGACGGAGCGCGACGACCTCCCGTACTCACATTGTTGCGCGGAGCCACGTCAATGCCCCTGCGCTTCAACTCGGCTGCGGCGGCTGCCTTGACACCCGCGCTCGCATCGGGACTAGTGGCGAGACGCTGAAGGCTGTTCTCGGGAAGGTTCTTCGCGTCCCGTGCCGCCTTCGCGGTGATCGCCGCATCCAACTTCGCCCGCTCGTTGTCGGAGCCTTCCATGCTCGACTTCGGGAAGCGCGGCTGTCCGAGAGCCGGATTGCCCCGGCCCGCACCATAAAGGTGCGAGTGCAACGCGAGCGCGGCCTGCTCGTCAGAAGAGAACCGCTGGACGCCACCCGCACCCTTCTTCGAGTCCTCACCGTTCGAGGTGTAGACCTGATACGAAGTGCGTCCGTTGACGTGATCGGTCGTCGCCCGAATGTGGCCTGAACCGCCGGGGCCACGCTGAACGCTCGTCTCGCTCGATGTGGCTTCCAGCGGAGCCTTCCCGCTGCGCTTGCGGTCAACGTTGATTGCGTACGTCCGGTTTGTGGCGGCCTGCACCTCACCGCGCATCACGCCGAGGTGCTCGTCCTTGCTGACGTTGCCATGCTTGCCCGAACTGCCTTCGTGTGAGCCGCCCGTCTTCTTCGTGCGAGCCGGGGCCTTCTGCACGACCTTCTTGATCGAAGACGAGCCGCCCGAACCTGCCGGAACCGGCTTGTAACTCACCACATCGTCAGGGTAAGCGCTGCGAGCTACCCTGTCGTGATCAGCAACGTAGTCGATCATGTGAATACCAGACTTCAGCCTGCGGTGACCTGTCACTGTGCCATGAACCGCTTTGCCCGCCACCTCAAAGGACACCTTCGACCCCTTCGGCAACTTGCGTTGAATCTCAGCGCTCGACGCCTCACTGGTGTATTGCGGATTCATGCTCGCGAACGGCTTCTGCACGGCCTTCTTGACCGAAGACGAGCCGCCCGAACCTGCCGGAACCGGCTTGTGCGCCTTCAGCGCGGCGGCGGCGGCGTTGAGGGGCACGTAACCGTGCTTCCACTTCGAGCCGTCCTTGCCGAGGTCAACGTCAGCGGCGAACGAGGGCTTCGCGAGGTTCAACATCTGACCCTTCGCGTTGCGGATTCCGCGCTTCTTGTCGAGCGCCACGTCCTGCGGCGAGTTCGGCTTGATGCCGTTCTTCTTGTCGTAGGCGTGGTCGGCGAGAACCTTCTTCGCATACGCCTTCTTGCTCATCTTGCGTGCCACTTCAGAGCACCTCTTTCTATGCCAACGGGGCTATCCCTCGGGAGAAGGATAGCCCCGTTGTGACCCCCGGAACTCAGCTTGTGTAGGTCGGCTTCTTCGCGGCACCGAGGAGCCAGCCGAAAGACGGCCAGCGGTGCTCGGCCCAGCGGATCGCGCTGTAAAGCGCACCCGTGAGCGCCGCCGTGATCGCGTCTTCCGTCACGGCGTCCCCGAGTCCGAACGGGAGCTGCGTCAGGCCGTACTTGATCGCGAGCGCGTAGATCAGCGGCACGACCGTACGGGCCAGCGACGGCACGAAGTCGGCGGCGGTGAGGTTCTTCGTCTCGACCTCGCTTTTCACAAGGTCGAGCGTCTCCGCACCGATGTTGACCCCTGCGGCCTTCACGTCTTCGAGCCGCTCGTCCAGAGTCGGGGCTACCGACTCGACCGGAAGGTTCGAGTAGTCGTCGGAGTCGAGCGCCGCCTGCACGTCGCTCGTGTTCTGAACCTGCTCTTCACCGCTGCCCTGCGGCACCGCTGACTCGCTCATGCGCCCATCACCTTCTTGTTGAGGTTCTCCTCGACCGTCTTCGGGTCGGCTCCCGTCGCCGCTACCTTAGCGCGAACGGCGGCGGTCAGCTCGACCGCCGGAGTGCCGTACTTGCCCGCGAGCACGTCGTCAACGAACGGCGTCTTCGAGGGGCTCGACGGCTTCTTGACCGGCGGCTCCGTGGCCTTCTTGCCCGGCTTGGGCTTCGGCTTCTTCTTGGGCTTGAACCGGGGGTTCGCCGACACCGCACCGGGAAGCGCGGGCTCGCTGTAGCCGATCACCCACTCGGTGCGGGAGCGCCGCTTCAGTGCGACGCCGGACCCGTTGACCTCGGAGCCGCCCTTGACGCCCGGCGTCGTCGTGTTGCCTTCGACGGCGGTGTGTGTCGTTGCGTCGTAGGCGACCACGGTCCCGTAGTGCTCGGGACTCGTATAGCCGTAGTAGACGCCGCCGCCGATCATCGGGTACTTCGAGAGGCGGTGCTTCTTCCGCCAGTACGCCGCCGAGGCCGCGCACGACGCGGTGACGAGCTGCTTCTTGATGAGGCCCACCTTCCAGTAGAGCCACACGCCGAACGTCATGCACCACGGCTGGAAGTTGCTCCACGACAGGCCCGGAACCTGTCGCGAATACTTCTGATCGTTGTCCCACACGCCGTTCTTCTTGCCCTCCAAGGTGCCGACTTGGCTCTTGGCGAGCTTCACGATCTGCGCGGCCTTACCGCTCACATCGGACGGGCCTGCAACGGCCATGAACTTCACTTTTGCCACTTCGACTCCCTTGAACGTGAAAGAGGGGCTACCCGTGCAGGATAGCCCCTCTTTCTGTGATCGGCTTAGACAGTGACGGCGGTCACTTCAGTGCGGTAGCGGCCTGCGATCTTCGTCTGCTTCTGATCGTTGCGAATCGTGTGCGCCTTGACTGTCGCACCGAAGATGCTCACCTCGTCGCCCTTGTCCACCTCGTAGGCCCACTTCGCCGAGGAGTAGAGCACCACCGAAGAGCCGTCCACGTCGAGAACGATGAAGCGCTGCGTGCTGCCGTAGGCGTAGCCATCAACCGTCATGGCAACGACCACCTTGCCGGTAACGTCGATCTGACCGCCCTCTTCGCCGAACCACTGAGTCGAAGACAGCTTCCGCTCACTTGCGAACTTCTCCTGAGCCTGGCGAATCACGTCGCCAAGAAGGTAGATCGGACGAGCGAGAGCCTGAGCGGCCATTGCTTCCATCGCCTCGTTGTGGCGCTTCACTTCACGACGGACACGAGCCCGCACACTCGACACCTTTGCCGAGTAGAAGCCCGCGCCGTTGCAGTCGAAACACAAGGTGCCGCGCTTGCCGTTCGCGCTCCACGAGTAGCCCGAGGGAGCGTTGTAGTAGCCGGAGCCCCCGCACTTACCGCACGTCTCCTTGACGCGCTCGTTGCCGTTGACGCCGGGGAACGGGTCAACGTAGACCCGAGGGGTGTAAGTGGACTCGCTCATCGTTCTCTCGCTTCGACTCTGGCTCATCTGATCGAGCCACTGAGAACAGATTAGCCCTTTACAGGTTCATGTCAAGCACTTGCGCCTGTAAAGATCACTTCGAGGTCTTGATCGCTTCCCAATGCGCGACCGCGCGAGCTGCGGCTGCCTTGATCGCCGGGTGCTTCGAGGTCACCGAGAGCACCTTCACACGAGCAATCGCGTACTTGATATCGCGACTCGTGGGCTTGCCGCCGTGCTTCTTGGCGATGCCTCGCGCGATGCCCCGCACGTACGGCGGAAGGCCGCCGCGTCGAGCCACCCAATTCGAGGTGTGCGAGCGCGACAGCGGGGACTCATTGATCGGCCTGCCTCCGGGGCTCAACATGCTCGAAGTCTACCTCCTGCTCCCATTCGCTCGCTTTGGGCGGCACAGGAAGGCCGTGTAGCTCGGCCTGCAACCTCAACGCGCGGTACGCACTGTAAAGGCGTTCGTACTCACGTTGTGATGCGTTGTAGCACAGTGTGAGTCGCGTGACTTCGTGAAGAGCCACTTGCGCCGCGTCGAGAACCTCTTGAACGCCCAGATCGTCAATCGCACCCTTCGCCTTCTCGAACAAGAGCCGAGTCGGACGGAGCGGTTTCTTCGACTTACCGTACCCGTAATTATGCGCCACGGCTCCGAACCTAACATGCAGATTCGGAGCCGTGGAAGAGGTGGTCACGAAGACGCGATGAGGCCCGCGTTTCGGAGCGAGACGAGGAGCGCGTTGAACTCCGCGCCGGTCGTGTTGGCCCCCGCCGCGTTGGCGACGGCGACACCCTGCTTCATCACACCCGGCGTCCCCGAGGTGCCGGGGCTCTGCGAGGCGATGCCCTTGTCAATCGCCTGCGCGATGCTCACCCCGTCGAGGTGCATCGGTTCGGTTGCCATTGCGTCACTTCCCTTCTGTAAAGGACTTCTTGAGCTTGAACTTCGGCGGTCCATCCGGCGCGAGCCGGATCACCGACGCTACCGCTTCGTCCACCATCTTCGCACCCGGAATCGGCGGCCCGGCGGTACAGCCACAACCGAAGTGAACCGAACCGGGGTAGCCGATCACGGTGCCCTTCTCCAAGTAGAAGTTGTGACCGTTCGCGGCGGCACATTCCGACTCGTTGTGAAGGAGTGGATCGAGATACCAGCCGAGAAGCGTTCCCTCCGGTGTCTTCTGCCCGTAGAGAGTGGCTGCTTGCCTGATCTGTTTGATTGCCGCGAGCCGCTGCTTCCTCGCCTTCTCGTGCATGAGGTAGTAGCGGCTCTCGATCTTGATCGCCTCACGCAAGCTCGAACCGGCCTTAATCGAGGCTGTGATGCGCTTCGCTGCGTGGCACAGATAACTCGCGCGAAAGAACACCTCCGCGTCCCGCACACCCTTCACGGTGTCGTCTACGACGGTGCCGGGCAGAGCGTTCGGTCGCGTCGCCGTACCCCGGTTGGCGAGTCCTGCGGCTGCCTGCAACGCCTCCCGCGTGACCTGCCACGGACGGAGCAACGGGAAGAGCGCGTCGATCAACGCTGCGCCGACGAGCCCGCTCGCGAGCACCGCCGCGACCGTTGCAACGGTTGCGTCGTCCTGCGGCGGTGGCTGGATAGTGTGCTTCTCGGGCTCCTGCTTCGGCTGCGACGGCGGATAGTAGCCGATGGACGGCTTCGCGAGGTCGAGCTGAGGCTCACAGAAGCCCCCGACGCGCTCCTCGTGACCGCACAGACGACACCTTGGGTGTCCGTTAGGGTGCGTCCACTTCGCGGGCTGAAACTTGTGCCGCTGCTGATGCTGGCTCTTTACAGCGTTGATCTGCTCCGTCTCGCGAACATACCCCTCCGGCTGCTTGCGCGACAGGTCGAGAACGAGCCCCTTGAACCTAGGCCGACTGTGGCGCATTGGCGCGCTTCTTCGGCTGCGGGGCTCGCCGAATCGGCTTGCCGTTCGGGGCGTTGTTGACCGGCCCGCGAGCCTTGTCCGCGAGCTGCCTGCGCACGACCGCCTCCTGAGCCGCCTGCACGGCTCCGGCGACGCCCGCCACGTCCTGTCCGCCGGGGACGTTGGCGGCCTGCTGCCGAGCTGCCTCTGCGGCGGCTTCCAGCGACTTCGTGAAGTCTTCCTTCATCTGCGCGCCGTCGAGCCCGAGATACTCGCTGACCTGCTCTGCAAGGCCCGCGATGAACGACACCGGCACAGGGCCGCCCGGAGGGGCTGCCATGCCTGCTTCGAGGAGCTTGACCGCCGTCTCCTTGTCAATGTCGTTGAGCGGCTCGAACTGCAACTTCGGCACCGCTGCGTTCGGGCCGAAGTTGTGGTAGATCAACGGCGCGAAGAGCGAGAGACGAATCTGATCCTCCAACTCGCGCGTCTTCGCCTCCAACGACTGAAGGAAGAAGTCACTCGCGTCGTTCGAGAGCGCGTAGGAGCCCTTGCCGCTCGCGGCCTGTGAGGTGAGGTCGAGGAATCCCGCGAGGATCGACTGTGTAGCGCACCCGTCGAGCCATGCGATCACCTCCTTGAACTGCTCGGCTCCCTTACCGCTCGCGTCGAGCAAGTCGATGCCGACGCTCTGCGGGCCGTTCGGAACCGCGACCGGGAGAACGCCCGAGCCCTTCATGCGACTAATCTCGCGCGCCACTCCGCGAGCCGTCTCCACGTCCTGCGCCTTGACCGTGATTCGGGGGAGCGCGACCGACTGAAGGAATTGGAACCATAGAAGGAGAATCTTCTGCTTCGTCTTCCATGCCCAGAATGCCACTTCCATGTCGCTCACACCGTTGAGCGGATCACGTCGCGTTCCGTGCGTGTAGACGAAGGCGCGGTTCGGCGGAATCTGAATCGGCCAATGCTTCGGCTGACTTATCTCCGGCCCGAGGTAGTACGCCTCCTGCTCGAATCCGGCGTAACGCCCTGTGCGCGGCTCGCGCATGATTCGGCACGTCGTCTGAGGCCGGAAAGCAACGTCGTTGTAGACGATCTTTCCGGCGAAGTCTCCAACGCCCTTCGTCCACACCTTCTCGAAGTACGAGCGCTTGTAGAAAAACGCACTCGTGCAAAGGCCGATGATCTGCGAGAGCGAAGTCCGGCATCCGCCCTGAAGCGGATCGGTGTTCCAGTAGTTGTTCAGCCACTCGGATTCGCCCGAGTCACCCTTGACGGGAGTGATCGTGTATTCCGCCGACATGACCGGGAGGGTGAGCACGTTCTCGATCTGGCGCGCTTTGTAGTCCTTCTGGATCATGTCGTAGAGGTCGCGCGCCTCCCAATCGGCGAAGTCCGTGAGGAGCTTGCCGTCCGGCGTCGTGCCGACCTGCCAGCGGTCGAACCAACCGTAGGAGGTGCCGTCCTCCTGATCGAGACGCGGCAGGTCGAAGCCGTCTTCCTGGCGAACTACCTGAAGCATCACCACGAGCTGTCTCCCTGCTGATCCCACGTATCCCAATCGACCGAATCGCCGACCCCAAGGCTACCGTGACCGAGCCCCACGCTCATGTCGGCTTCGCTGAAGCCCTCGAAGCCGTAGTCGTACACGTCACCCCGCCGCTGTCCGGCGGTGACCGGCGTCTCGGCGTAGGGGATGCCTTCGAGCGTCGGCGCGGCCTCCACCCAGAAGACTTGGATTACCGCGTCGGCGGAGTCGGTGGAGCGCCCGATACGACGGCGAATGTCGTCCTTGCTCTCGACCTTCAACTTGCCGTTCGCATACAGCTCGTACTTCGGCGCGGCGAGTTCTTCGATCAGCGCCTCGTCGTCGGGGATCGCGAGGAGTGAGCCGAAAGCCGGATCGAGCTTCTCGCGAAAGCCCCACCACGCCGCCGCGCGGTCATTGAAGAACTGGAACTGCCCGAGCTTGTCTCGGCGACCGCTCGACGCGCTCGCGTTGAACTGAAGCGGCGTGCCGACGATCTGCCCGTCGCGCTTCATCATGCGGAGCCGGTCGTAGACGCCCGCACCGATGCCAATCACGTCCACGACCGCCGCGCTGCCGGGCTCGTGGAGTTCGTCGGCGACGAGCTGCGCGACCTCCATCGTGTCGGTGATCCTCATGCGCTTCAGAGTCGGCACGTAGGAGCCCCAACGGATCGCGAGACACGTCTCGTCGGCCCCGGTGCGCGCCACGTCCACGCCGACCTGCTTCGGGCCGGGGACGTGCGCCTTGGCTGACGGCGGGAGGTGCTTCTTGCGGTCGTGAAGGTCGTGCCACCTCTCGACCGCGCGCTGAATCCACCCGAGCGGGATCACACCTTCGCTCGCGCTCGTCGGGAAGAGCCCCCGCACCTTCGCTGTAAAGAGCGAGGAGCCGTTGCACCTGTTCCGCACGAGTTCCTTCAGCTCCTCGCGGCCCAGCGTTCGCGCTGACGCCGCCGAGACTCCGGCCCAGCGCTGAATGCGCTCTTCGATCCACAGGGGGCTGATGAGCATAGGCCGAATCTCCTCCGGCACCACCTCCTCGCTGAACGGCACCCCTTCGGCCTCCATGAGCGCGTCGAGGAGCGGGTAGCGCGGGTATGCCGGGTTGCCGCCGATGATCTGCTCTCGTGTCATGTTCGGTGAGCGCAGGCCGTCGAGGTGGATCACGTTCCAGCCCGACTCCGGCTTGCAGATCGAAGCGAAGTGACTCGCCGGGTCGTCGGGGTTGCCGATTGCGAGCACGCGAGCGTTCTCGTTCGTCGCGAGCGCGTCCACCGCGTCGTAGAGGTGCCGGGGCACGCCTCCGGCCTCATCAATGACCACGAGAACGTAGCGAGCGTGGATGCCCTGAAACGCCGACTCTTCGTAGTCGGCGGGCTTGCGTCCGTAACCGACGAGTTCACCGTCGATGTACCACGACGGAATCGGCGAGCGGTTGATGCTGCCGGGGAGCTTGCCCTTCTTGTGAATCTTCGTGACCTCGCGCCACATGATCGCGCTCACCTGTTGCGCGGACGGCGCGGTCGAGACGACGAAAGCCTCCCCCGGAGGGAACGAGTCGATCCACCACGCGATGATGCGGCTCGCGACGAACGACTTACCGAGGTCGTGTGCAGAGTGAACGGCGGTGTATCGCTCCGTCTTGACGGAGGTCATAATCTCCCGTTGCTTGCTCCACGGGAACTCCTTCTTCCCCTGTACCCACACAACGGGGTCGTTCTTCTCGGAGTAGCCCATCGTCCACTCCGACGCAAGATCGAGGAAGGCCCCTTCGAGTACGCCCGGCATGTGCCGAGAATAGCCAAGAGCCCCACAACGCTCTTCAGCGCGTGGGGCTCTTGGTAGAGCTGAAAGCTCAGTCGCCGTAGCGGAGAATGGCTGCAACGTTGACTTGTGTCCTGAAGCCGTGCTCTGAGCACTCGGGGTCAATCTCCACGATGCGCGTGTGCTCGAAGCGAACGATACCGGGGAAGTACGGCGCGTTCTCGGCTGCGTTCGGCTTGACGACCTCCGTCTTGCAAGTGCAGTACGACATGGCTTGCTCTCTTCGACTCCGGCTCGCTGATCGAGCCACTGAGAACAGACTAGTCCTGTAAAGAGCCATGTCAAGCCCTGAACGTGCAGAAGCCCCGGCGGTGTCCCCTTCGCCGGGGCTTCTGACGCGCTCCATGCCGTAGCGCGCGAAGTGCGGGGTTTGCGCAGAGTCGTTGACCCGAGATACGACCCTTCGGCCAAGGAGGGTTCTTCTTGTTGAGAGGGGCCGTTAACGCTTACCCGCGAATGTCTTGAATTGTGGGGAGTTCAGGGTACTCGATTCCGTGCTTGTCGAGTAGTGCCTTTGCAGCCATTGCCCACTGAAGCATCGAATGGACTGCTTCATCGGCTTCTCGCACCTTCTCGCGGAGGTCGGTTACCTCCGCGTTCGCTCGCGCGAGTTCGTCGTGCAGCGGCTTGAGCAGATCGACGGCCATTCCCTGCACAACCTTCGCGTCGTCAATGCGCGCTTTCGGTCGGTTGAGAAACCATCGGAGAGTTTCGGCGAGGGCGGTGAAGAATCCCGCGCTAATCATCACTTCGATCACTACGTCGGGCTTCATGCCGCTGACTTCCTTCTGTTAGGTGCCGTTCCCCGCTGACGGAACCTTACCGGGTTCATTCGTCACATTGGTCGCGAGGTGCTCGACGTACCGGCACTCACGGAGCGCTTGTGCGGCCCTGACGATCATCCCGGCCCCCATCACCCCGAGGAGCACGTCAACTGAGCTGAAACGGTGCGTAGCGGTCGTCAGAGCCACGCAGTAGGTCAGGAAGCCCAAGCCGCTGATGAAGGCCCCGATGGACTCCATCCGAAGGCAATCGGCGAGGTCGGGCCAATGAGGGCTGATGCGTGGCTTGATGAGGAGGAAGAACACCCCCGCGACGCCGCCGGAGGTCAACTCCGCCTCCCAGAGGTACGTCCACGCGCCGGGGAGGTTCTCGAACGCCTGCGTGTCGATCACGCCGAGCACGAACAACGCGCCCATGACCGCCGTGACGAGATAGCTCGCGAACGCTAGGGGGTGTCGGCGGGTCGTGATGTGCTTTTCGCGCCAAGGACTCATCGACGGTGCTCCTGTGTCTGTAAAGGGAGAGCCCGGCTCCCGGTGGGTGGCGGGAGCCGGGCTCGTGAGTACGTTACCCGTTTTCGAGGGGCTGAGACGACGTAGAGCGTCTCGCGTTGCGAGGCGCTATCCGCGACCCCAAGTGAACATGCCCCGGTGAGCGAGAATCTCCCCGGCGGTGTCCACCATGACCTTGCCGCCGATCTGCCGCCACAGCCAGCAGAAGGCGTAGTCCTCGGACAAGAGACGACGATGGGTGCCGACCTGCTCACCCTTCTCGTTGAAGGTCGGCCAGTCCACCACGAAGTCGTCAAAGAAGTTGTCAACGCGAACGTTCTCGCCCTGACGGTAGTCCGTGATGTACCAGCTCGCACCGACCGAACTTCCGAGCGTCTCGCCACCGCTCGGGAGGTTCTCAGGGAACGCCTCGCGGAGCTTCAGGATCGCCTCGCGCTTGATGAGCAAGAAGCCGGTGCCGAGTTCCATGCACTCGGCGAAGCCGTTCTCACCCACCGTGCTCGGGTCGATCCCGTT